CGATCGAGTCCACGCCCGGCGCGGCCGACGCGAATAGCTACGCCGACGAACAGGAAGCGATCGACTATTGGGCCACGCGGCTCAACGTGCCGGCCGGGACGACCGTCTCGGGCTCCACATGCACGGAGACGGAGAAAGCGGCCCTGATCGAGGCTCAGCGCGAGTTGACGAATCTCGCATGGCAGGCCCAGCGGACGGATAGCACGCAGGCGCTGGCGTGGCCGCAGCGGTACGCGCTCAATCCGGACGCGCCGTCTGTTACGGGGCTATCCGACATCGCAGAACTGTATTTTGACGATGACGAGGTGCCGGTCCGGGTCAAGAACGCCCAGATAGAACTGGCGCTAGAGTTCATCCGGGCCGGTACGACCGATCTCGCGGGCGGCGACCCGAGCGCCGGGGTGATCGAGGAGACCGTGGGCCCGATCACCACGCGATGGGTCGCCTACGCTCGATCGACCGGGCTCGCCCGGTTCCCGCGCGTCATGTCATACATCGCCCCGATGCTGGCCTCAACGGCCGGCTCGCTGGAGCTGGCCCGATCATGAGCACCGTTTACGCACCGCAGGCCGCCGGGGCGCTCGCGACCCTGAAGCGTAAGGGCGCCGCCGTGACGTTCACGCGGACCGTGCCGGGCACCTACGACGCCGCGACGGACGTATGGAGTGCTCCCAGCACAGTCACGGTGTCCGGCTACGCCATCCGCGACGTTGGCGGCAACCCGCAGCGGTACCTGGCGCTCGAGTTGATCCAGAGCGAGTCGCCGCGCCTGCTCTTTGGCCCCAGCACGCCGGGCGCCCTGCCCGCATTGGGCTCCGCGGTCACATGGAACGGCGTCGGGTACTCGGTGCGTGACGTGGAGCCTATCGGGCCGGACGGCCCCGCGGTCGTCGCCTACGTCATAGTATCCAAATGAGCACCTTCACGGACCAACTCGCCGCGTTCCAGCGCAAGATGGACCGACGCCTGAACGACGTGTTCGTCGGGACGGCCGTCGCGGTGAAGGGGAGCGTCGTCGACGGATCGGCGATCACGGCGGCCCCGGGGCAGCCCGTGCAAACGGACGCGCTCAAGCTCTCGTGGCAACTGGACTTCGAGACGCCGACGCGGGCGCTGGTCAGCACGAAGATCGTCTATGCGCCCGTGATCGAGCACAACCTGCGCGGCGCGACCCTGCGGTCGGCGGTCGGCGGATTCCACTCAGTTGCCTACACGATTGCAGGCTTCGAGCGGCTCGTCGAGTCCGAGGTGGCGAAGGTCACGGCGGGGGGCGGCTGATGATCTCCAACCTCGCGGCCGCGCTCGCGCTCAGGTCGCGCCTGCTCACGCTCTCGGTGGCCACTACGGGCACGACCACGCTCTCGGCCACGACCACGGGCTACGCGCGGACGACCGGCAGCTTTCTTTCGGACGGACTCGCAGTCGGGATGGAAATTGTCCCGGCCGGGTTCACGTCTAACCCGGTCGATGTCCTGACGGGCGTGACGGCCCTGACGCTGACCACGCGAAATGCGCGCGCGGCTCAGGCTGCCGGTACGGGCCGTTCGATCAGCGTCGGGCTGCCGGCGCTCCGTGCGTGGGAGAATCTGGACTTCGAGCCGACCACGGGCAGGCCGTTTGTCGAGGAGGATTACCTCCCGGGACCGGTCGCGCAGGTCACGCTGGGCGCGCTGGCACAGATCGAGACGCTACCGCAATACGTCGTGAAGTTCTACGGGCTACGCAACACGGGCCCGGCGGCGCTCTACCGGATGGCCGACGCCGCGCTCGCGCTCTTTGCGCCCCGCACGGGCCTGACGCTCCCAACCGGCGACGTGGTGACGGTGCGAACCAATCCCGCGCCCTACCGCAGCCAGCTGATCCCATCCGAGCCGGGCTGGGCCGTATGCGTTGTCACAGTTCCCTGCCGAGCCCGGAGCGTCAATGTCAGCTAGAAACGACTCATCCTGAAAGCGACGACCCGAGCAACGACCTTAGCACGGACTCCACCGACACACTCACCACGGAATAGACAATGGCACTCCAGACCTCCAACAACATCAGCGTCAGGATCGCACGGGAGACGGTCACCACGGGCGTCGCCGCGGTTGCGGGATTCACGCCCTGCCACGAGATGCGTCTCGTCGGCTCGCCCGGGCTCGAGCTCAAGCGGGCCCAGATCCAGAGCGCCGAGCTCCGGGACGACGGGAACGAAACGCTGGCCCGACTCGGCTACAAGACCGTCGACGGCTCGATAAACGCAGAGGTCACGGTCGGCGGCGCGACGGACCTTCTCCTCGAGGCCATCATGCGGTCCACGTGGTCCGCTTCGTCGCTCCTGTTCACCTGTACCGGGGCCGGCGCGAACGTTTCGCTCGCGTTCACGGCCAACACCGCGACGCTCGCGGGCTCGGCCACGTGGACCACGACGCACGGCGTCAAGCGGGGCGACATCATGCGGTTCGGTGCCGTCGGTCCCACGATCGACAATATCAACTGCCTCGTGGTCGACGTGGCGCCTCAGGTGCTGACCTTCGCCGGCAGCCCGCTGGCCATCGTCGGCGCGGACTCGGACGCTACCGCCACACGGCTCAAAAAGGTAGTCACGGCTACGACGCCGACCCGGTACAGCCACACCATTGAACAGTACGACCAGGACGTCGACCTGTCCGAGCTGTTCCTCGGCTGCCGCTGCACCGGCTTCAAGCTCTCATGCAAGCCGGGCGCGATGGCTCAGTACTCGGCGACCTTCATGGGCATGGACCGGACGCTTCTGGTCACGGGAACGTCGCCGTGGTTCACGACCCCGACGACCACGACCGGGCTGGGGCTGATCGCGGACGATTCAGCCGTGTGGTTCAATGGCGCCGCCGCGGTCAACATCACCGGGTTCGACCTCGACTTCACGATCACGGCGCGCGGTGAGGCCGTGCTCGGAAACTTCGTGACGCCGGACGTGTTCGATACCGTTTGCAAGGTGACGGGCACGATCACCGGGATTCGGACAAGCTTCGCGAACCCGATCCTGTTCGACGCCGAGACGGAGTTCCTAGTCGGCATCATGCTTCAGGAGCCGGGCGCGGTGCCCCGCGGTGCGCTGTCTATCACGCTGCCGCGTGTCAAGCTTGGGGCGTTGTCTGCCCCGGTCGGCGGCAACGATGGCGCCAAGATCGAGACGATGCCGCTCATGGTCGGAGTAAAGGTCGCGGCGGCGGGATCCGACGCCACGGTGGCGGTCGTCAGTTCGTCGGCGGCGTAGAGGAAAGCACACCCCGGCGCTGGCACGCGGCGCCGGTTGATGGGTTCAGGTGGACGTCTGTCTGTATCTCGGTGTGCTCACATAGGCTTTATCGTGCCGGCAGCGTTCGCTGTCGGGCGTGCCGCGGACGAGGTGCAGGCTCACTTTCTTATGAGAGGCTAGACCGCGATGACCAAGGCACGCACGCACAGCAAGAAGGCATGGACGGCCGCCCCGGCGGCGCCGCCGACACCCGTGTTCGACATTTCGACGCGCTTCATGGCGCCCTCGATCGAGGTGCCGATCATGGACACCCTCGTGGACCGGGGCCGAGACACCGGGATGCGGGTCCGCATCAAGTCGCCGCAATCCGTGGAGGCACGCGACGCCGCGCGCGCCTATCGCGCCACACTGCCGCCGGACACGGAAACGCTCTCGCTCGCACAGATCGACGGCGTATGGCTGGCCCAACTTGTGGCCGCCACGGAGTCATGGTCCGGTTTCGTCTCCGGCGGCGCCGAGATCCCCTGCACGCCTGAGAACGTCGCGGCCCTCTACGAGAATCCGCAGGCCATGTGGATCTACACTCAGGTATTCACCGCCTTCCTGGATGTGTCGCGTTTTTTCGGCAAGCCGAGGAGCAGCTAGTCCGCTATGTCCAGCACCACTTCGCGCTCTCGGCACGTCAGTCTGACGGTTCTACGCTTCGCGCCCACTTGGTCCAAGCGGCCAAAGTGGGCAGCGTCGCTGCTGCTGACAAGCTACGCGGAGTCGGTGGCCCCGGCTCTCTCGGCTACTTGTGGGACTGGTTCCTCGAGCTTCACGCTCGGCGTGGCTCCGGTCCGATGGGCGCGGCCCCTATCACGTGGCCCGATCTCGACGCATGGGCCCGCCGTACGCGGCGCGACCCGGCCGCGTGGGAGTTTGACGTGCTAGCGCGGATGGACAACGAGTTCTTCACGGCGACCCTGCCCCCACCGGACGAGGCTAGATAGCCGTGGCCGTAGATATCGCCGAGCTTGGCATCAGAGTCAACGCGGACGGCGCCATACAGGCGACGGACAAGCTGGACGCGTCGTTGCAGCGGATGGCCAAGTCGAGCGATCAGGCCACGGGCGCGACGCGCGCCCAAGGCGTCGAGACGGAGCAGGCGGCGGCCAAGATGGACCGGATGCGCGGCGCCATCACTAGCGTCGTGGCCGCCCTCGCCACGTACCAGATCGGGGGATGGATCAAGGACACGCTGACGCTCGGCGCCCGGTACGAGACTTTAGGCGTGGCGATCGACGTGTTGGGCCGGAACGCTGGCAGGACCGCCGGGCAGATGGCCCAATATCAGGACGCGCTCCAGCGGACCGGCATCAGTGCCATAGGCGCGCGCGAGGCGCTGGCGTCGATGGCCGGGGCGAACCTAGACCTGTCCGAATCGAGCAAGCTGGCGCGCGTGGCGCAGGACGCGGCCGTGATCGCCAACACGAACTCGACCGAGGCTTTCAACCAACTTATCGCGGGCATCACGACGGGCCAGCCGCGGATCCTGCGCAACCTCGGGATCTTCGTCGACATGGAGGCCGGCCAGAAGCGGTTCGCGGCCAGCTTGGGCAAGACGTCCGAGGAGTTGACCGAAGCCGAGCGGACGACGGCCAACCTAAATACCGCCCTGTCCGGCGGCGCCGCGATCGCGGGCACCTACACCGCGGCGATGGGCACGGCGGGCAAACAGCTGCAATCGACGGTACGATATATGGAGGACGCGCGGGTCAAGGCGAGCGAGGCGTTCCAGCCCATCTATACGCAGGCCGTCTTTGCCTACGCCAACGCGCTCAAGGTGGCCGGGGATAACGCCAGCGTCGTATCCGGCGCGATCGGTGGCGTGACGACGGCGCTGGGCCTCATGGCGGCCGCGCTGCTCGTGATACAGGTCCGCACGGTAACGCTGAACGCCGTGGGCGGCGTATGGGGCTTGGCCATAGCCGGGGCGATCACGGCGGCGTCCGTCGCGGTCGGGGTGTACGTCTCGAATCTGGCCAAGGCCACGGCGGCTCAACAGGAGTGGTCGGACTCGATCAAGGAGATGAGCGCCCACGGGCTGCACAATCTGATCGACAGCACGCGGGAAAAGCTGGTCAAGCTGAGGCAGGAAGGCACGCTCCTGAGCGCGCACGGGCAGAAGCCGATCTATTCGCCCGCGGTCGCGTCGCAGATCGCCGACCTTGAGTCCCGGATGGACGCATACCAGAAGGCGCTGGCGGCGGTCAATGCGGCGTCTCAGGTCGCGTCCGGATCAGGCGTCGTGCTCGCGGCCAAGACCCGTGACCTGACGGCCGAGGTGAGGCTGGCCGAGCGCGCGTTCGATGCTTGGGCGGAAGGGATCGCCGAGGTGATGCAAAAGACGGGCGAGCTCAACGCACTACTCGCCGTCAATCCGTTCGACGACTACGCGAGCGACCCGAACGTCCAGCGGTTGA